TGATAGTGTGTCTTCTTCTCCTGTTGCTGATGAAGATGACACACTATCATACTTTGCTAAACTCGCTGAGCAAGACTGATGAAACTGATACTCGCTACAATGATGCTACTCTCTGCTCTACCTGTTAGTGCAGAGAGTATTGGTGACCGAAGCAACCGTCAAGCATATAATTCTCAAAGAGGATATGCTTCAGAGAACAAATGCTATCGTAATGAATATCGTGAAGAGTACATTCCTGGCACATCTAGTTCTCCTGGATATGTTTCATCATATAAAGAGCGAGTAGAAGTCCCTTGTATTCGTGATCATTATCGTCACGATGGTGCTTCAAGAAAACATAATACCGATGACAATTCTTGCATCGAAGGTTCAATCCTAGGTGGCATTGCTGGTGGAGGCATCGGTGCTGCTGCTTCTAGAGGTGACGGACGACTCTGGGCAATCCCTCTGGGTATTGTCGGAGGAGCACTGGCAGGATGCCAAGTTGATGGAGGTTGAAACGAAATTCGACTTTTGATTCCCTGAAACGGCGGAAAAAATCTCCGCCAATTTTTCAGTCTCTAGGGTTTTCTAAATTGTTGTTCTAAGACAATCCTAAGAAGATTCTCTTTTAGTGACATTAATGCCTGTTGCTCGAAAGAATCACCACCAGGCCATTTTTCCAAATAAAAACAGACGGATTTGTACACTAGTACGAGTCCGTCTTTTGACATGTCTATGTTTATATAATCTTCAGGATCAATATCCATACCCAGATCCACCAGAGGAACTTCCACTGCTTCCAGAACTTCCACTGCTACTGCTACTGCTGCTAGAACTACTAGAACTGCTAGAACTACTGCTAGATGTTGTCGATGAAGTACTAGTTGAAGTTGTAGATGTAGATGTAGATGTTGTAGTAGAAGTGCTTGTTGCTACTCCAGCAGTTGATGACGCTGAAACTCCATTGTTGAATGTAATTTCACTTATCCTGGCAGTAGAAACGGGACTTTGATAACTTACAGAACCAATATTATTAAGGAATCTGGATGCAAGACTAATAGGAGTCTTTTTATTATTGAAATCATCTAGTTCGGCATGTGGTTCATACGCAACCAGTTCTTCAATTTCTTCAACCATCATGTCAACCATTGGAGCAAGAGGAATTACGATTTGTCTTTTCTTTTCGTTGAGATAGTATTCGTGCTCATAGTTTGAAACTGGATATATTGATTCTTCTGCAGTTTTTACAGTTCCATCTGGCATTATGGATCTCCAGTTTTCATTAACTTCAATGCCTTCTTTAATTAGAACTATATTATTGTATAAAATTTCATTAGTTTCCCAATGATGAACCGCATCAGGATCTTCATACACTTCTCTGGTATAGATCTCTAAATCGGCAATATTTTTTGGCCATTCTGAATATACATCAATGATATCATTAATCAAAATAATAACCCAATCTAGGTATTGATCGTCAAATAATTTGTAAGCAAGACTTGTTGGTGTATCACCATCTTGGACCGAATATGACTCAAATAGAGTTGCATATTGATTTAGATCTGATCTTGCTTTTACTTTTCTGAATATATTTTTAACTAGACGATATTTTACAGATTCATCATCCGTAATACCTTCGCCAACATATACATTAGGGAAATAGGAAAAATACGACATATTAGAAACCTTTGTCTACGTCTTCTGCGGTCACGAATCTAGTCTCTGTAAATTGTAGTTGTAAAGAGACAGCAGGAACATGAATACCTGCAAATTCACCTGTTTTCACAAGTTGCTTGAATGATGCATATTGCCCATCAGGAGTATAGTTGACATTGATACCAGTACAAACTGATGTATGAATCTTGAAGTGCATATTTTCTGTATTATCACTAACTACACCGTTAGGTTGCATACGAACAAATTTAATATTAAACTTTTCAGGAACTTCAAAGAATCTTGCTTTTTTCTCTGCTCCATATTTAGGTAAAGCACCTTGTTTCAAGTAGGCAATGATCTTGGCAATTTCATCTGCTTCCTTTGCATCTCTAGCAAACATTTTAAAGTTAAAAGCATGACTTCTAAATTGCATATTAGAAAACAACTGCTCGGTATAAGGATTGAATACCTTACCCTTTGTTAACTGCACCATGTCATTGGCACTAAATGAACCAGACAAACCTAAAAATTGTGAAGCACCAGATGCTGCTTGAGCAAAGGCACCTTCAGTAAATTCTGGCAATGCTGCAGCTGCAGCACCCTGAATAGTTTGAGCAATCGCCGTAATATCACCGTTCGCCCCTGCAGTCCTTCCCTCAGCAAGTGCCATGCCTGCCACACCAAGGTCTGTTTGTCGATATGCAGGTCTATAATCTGTCGCTAACGCGCTAGGCATAGCGATATATACCCGATTTTTGTCGGGTTTCAGTTGCACCGTATTATTGGGCATATTCAATCCATAGTATGTACTACTTTGATCATCATACTTGATAACCTGTCTATGGAACATTACATAGTCAATGGATTCAGTTGGCGCATCTCTGCCGTCACCGTTTCCACCTGCCACAGGTGCTCTTAATGGGTATCTGTAGTTTGATGCCAATTTTCTACCTAAATACTATGTGACCTCTATGTATTTATGCGATATCAAGGTAAATACCGCCCATCCTTTCCAAGGAAATATAAAGGCGATTCAACTAATGTGATATATCGCTCCTCTTGGGAGTATAAATTTATGAAATGGTGTGACAATACATCATCTGTTGAAGAGTGGGGCAGTGAAGAAATCATCATACCCTATGTGTCACCTGTTGATGGAAGAAGGCATCGATACTTTCCAGACTTCTATGTCAAAATTGGTAAAAAAAAGTATCTAGTTGAAGTAAAACCATATAAGCAAACTAAAGAACCAAAAACACAAAAACGAAATACTAAGAGATATATCAATGAAGTTGTGACTTATGCTGTAAATCAAGCGAAATGGAAAGCAGCAACTGAATTTTGTGTAGATAATGGTTGGGAGTTTATGTTAATCACAGAAAAGGAACTTAAGGTCTAATGGGCATTCCAAATAAAGAAGCGGCTAGATATAACTCTCTACAGGACTTTATTGCTCTGACTAAAGGGAGAGACAATGCTCCTGCAATGCAGAATTTATATTCTGTGAGAATTGCTACTCCAAATATACTGAGGCAAGGTGGAGCGGGTGTAAGTGGATCTAATATGCAGGTAGAAACCAGTGATCTGGATTGGCAGTTAGATTACTATTGCGATTCTATTCAACTACCCAGTAAACAAATTACTACAGGTCAGATTCAGAACGTTGGTTCTGGATATAAGTATGCTACAAACACGGCATATAGTCAGATCAATATGACCTTTACAGTTCCAAGGTCGCAATATAATAGAAATTTCTTTGAAAGGTGGACCACTGTAATGACACCTGATAGTGAACAATATACTCAATATTACAATGAGTATACATGTCCTTATATTATGGTATATAAGTGGGAACGTGGTGGAGGTGATTTGGCAATAACAGATCCAAAGATGATTCGTGCTATTAGAGAGTCTGGTCAGGTAAATCAGATGCTTCTAGCAAGAAAGTATCAGTTAACTGCCTGTTGGGAAATTCAAAATGCTTTCCCTTATAATATTGGTTCTATTAGACTAGATCAACAGAAATCAAAAGTTATGTCTATGACTGTTGGTTTTTATTATGAAAGGTATAGATTTTACACTGATGATAAGTTTGATGATCCTGGTGTTCTTGGGAGAGTGACTCTTCCTGCATCTAGTGATAATTTTAGCTCTTCTGCTTCTAATAATAATACGGACGTATTGAAGAATAGATTGTATAGTGGATTTCCAACAACAGCAGGTTTCTCCTAAATAAACGTACTGAATTGAATTTACATGGTATTACCTAAGTTAACTGTACCTAAGTACAAATTAAAGTTACCTTCTGACAATAGAACAGTCACTTATAGACCATTTTTAGTAAAGGAAGAAAAACTTCTTCTTTTAGCAAC